GGAACAATAAAGTCTTGATCTGCTGCAACAGTAGAAGGACTTTGTAAAGATACTTCGTTAGAATTATCTGAGTCTTTTAGTGTAAGTTTTCCTTGATCACGAATTCGTACATTTGCCATGTCATTAGTTTTGGTATTTGTATCTGATTACAACGACACCTGATCCACCTGCGCCACCACCTGAGTTACATGGTCCACCACCTGCACCAGAACCGCCGCCACCGCCAGTATTAGCTGTGCCTGCTGTTCCATTACTAGGAGGAGTATTTGAAGCTGCACCGCCTCCGCCTCCGCCAGTAGAACCAGCAGAACCAGGCCCAGGAGTAGCACCTGCACCGCCGCCACCTCCGCCAGCATATGCTACAGGAGATGCTGATATACAAGACGTTGCACCTGCACCGCCAACAGCTGATGCTGCACCTGCTACTGGTCCATTAGCATTATTACCTACTGCCGTAGCACCACCTCCGCCGCCACCAGCATATGCTGGTCCGCCAGATCCAATGCCACCATTATTACCTTGAGGAGGACTAACTGGAGGAGTGTTACCTGTTCCACCTGTTCTTGTTTGCCAACTAGATCCACCACCTGAAGCACCTGGTCCACCAGCTTGTTGAGGACTTGAATTTATTCCTCCCATTCCGCCGCCAGCAGAAGTAACTGTTGAAAAAACTGAGTTTGCACCATTAGTAGCAATAGTAGATCCACAACTAGGCGCACCTATTGCTCCAGATCCACCTGCCCCAATAGTTATAGGGTAGCCTTGAGCAGATACAGGTAAAGCTGATACAGGACTTGTTAAAGGACCTGGACCTGCAGTGTAAGAACCAGAAGCAGTACCAGAAGATGCTCTCCATCCACCAGCTCCGCCGCCACCACCTCCGCCGCCAGGAGAAGCAGAAGCACCACCTCCGCCGCCAGCACCTACTACCATGTAATCTACAGTATTTGATCCTGCAGCATTACCTACAGATGAAACGGTAAATGTTCCTGATCCAGTAAATGTATGAATTTTGTAATCTCCGCTTGTTGTTTCTGTTCCACCACTTGCTGAAATATATAAAGCTTGTGTAGCACCTTGATCTGCAACACTTGTGATTACCCAACCTTGAGTTGCATCTACATAAATTATTTGCAATGCTTCTCTATCTCTAAAAAAAATTGCATCATCAGTTGAGCCTTGTATTTTTTCCGAACCGTTTGCTGCCACAGTACAATTATTTGAATCCCATGTACCTGCGTAATCTAATAAACCTATTTGTGCTCCTGCACTTCCTGCTGGAAGATTAACTGTAATAGCTCCTCCAGTAGTATTAACAAAATATCCTTTGCCTGCTACTGCCGTAAAAGTAGAAGTTTTAATATCACCAGTCTGCCAATCAACAGCGCCAAAACCATCAGCTGTTCCATTGTTTTGTAATGTTACGCCAGAGGGCACCGTAAAGGTATCACCTGAGTCCCCTAGAGTGAAAGAGGTTCCCGACGAAGGAGAGATTTTATTAACTTTAATTTCTGATGCCATTATATTATTACCAAATTACCTGTTATTGTTTGCGTACCTGTAATTGTTACAGGGCCTGCTAAAACTCCTGAATCTATTGTTTGATCATCACTTAACGTAGAACTATGCGTTGTTACATATGCCGTAGCATCCATGCTAGGAGAAGGTGCACGTTTTGCTGGATATGTACAAAATACATCTTTCGTACCTGCTGAAAAATCTACAGCAGCATCACCATTTGTACTTTCAAGAATTGTTGTTCTTGATAGCGTATCAGGCGTTGCATCAGTTACTGTGCCAATACCAATTTCATACTCTGTACCAGATTGAGCTACAATAGCATAATACGTTGTATTGGTCGTACCAATCCCCGCAACAAAAGTTTGAAATCCATCACTTGCCCCCGCAAGGTTTACGGTCCCCGTTCCTGTTGTTGTCGTGGTTTCCTTAACACGATCATTGATAATCAATGCCATGTTAAATCCTTACGATAATCTCAGTATAGCTGTGCTTGTACCTGGCGCTGGAAACTGAACAGTAAATGTGCCGTTGGTTGCTGTAAAGTCAGAACCAAAAGCTAAAATACAAACTGCATCCGTTGTTGATGTACCACCATCTGTTGTAGTGTTATAGATCATCGCTCCGTTTGCTGTAAAGCTAGCAGAAGTCCATTGAGGATCATTTGAGAAATCAACATAAGCTGTTGATGCTCCTGAACCACCTGTAACCGATTGACCAGTTAAAGTCTCACCGCCTGCTGTGTAAGCCGAACCAGATGTGTTTGTAATTTCATTAGTTGTTGAATAGTTTTCTGTAGTTGCATCTAAACTTGCACTTGATGTAAACAATGCAATTTTAAAAGTACTACCACCACTTGCAAAATCATGAAACCCTTTTAAAAGGTCTCTTTTAAATGTATTGCAAACTGCTTGTGATATAGCCATTTTTTTCTCCTATGGTTGTTGAGAAGGCAAAGGTAAACGAATAACACCATCTTGATACTCATCTCTTCGTCTTCTTCCTTGTTGTTCTATTGCAAGTCTTTGCACAGCTTCTTGATAGCTTTTTTCATATTGTGCGAGCAAATCATATGGTCCTTTGAGATATTTAAAAGCCTCAATAAGACAAGCATACAATAATACTTGTGGCGCATTTGTACTAACCCAACTGGTTGTGTTAGTTGCGGAAAGCCCTGTTTCATTACGATTCAAAGCTAATTCTATATTATAAGCGACATCAGGGGTTGGCGCAACATATAATGTGTTCTGATCCCACATAGCATAATATTTTGGTTTACCTTGAGATGTTCTATTAGGCCAATATTCAGTCATATAACTAATATCTTTTTGCAATAAATAACTTCTAACATTAGCCTCAGTTCCTGTAGTTGCATATATAGATGCAGTGCGAACAAACGACATGGTGCTAGGTGTATCTCCTGGCAATACAATAAATTCATTTCCTACACTTAACGTAGTAAATTGATAAGATCTAAAACAATCTAAATCCACTTCTCTAAATATACGAAGTTCCGCTTGAGAAATAAAATCATTAACCACCGTATCTGTTAAAACATCGGAAGATGTTTCTGTGTAAGCTCTAATTTGATCTACAACTTCTGCATATGTACTCATGATATTACCACCGTCGCTGTTCCTAATTGTGTATTCATTATAGTATCTTGATTAGCTTGTGAACTTCCGCTTAATGGTTGCATGGTTCTAACTTGAACCGTTTCCATAGCTCCTGGTGCAGGTATGGGGTTAAATTGTTGTATTGTTTGCATAACTGTTCCAAATCCATTTAAGCCAATAGCAGGAGAAACACCATTAGATCCTCCATTACTCATGATTGTTGAAGTTGGATCATCATTTATATAAATACCTCCAAGAGGTATAGTAACACTAATTACTTGTGGTTTAGCGTGTTGTAAAGATTGTGCATCGGTCGGATGATTAGTTGGATTTAATAAAGGAGATTTAGGTTCATACTCTGAAGTATGTACCCAAGCACCTGTCCATTCCTGAACCATCTCATTATATGGATATGCTTGACCATCTCTATCAGATATTCGTAAAGCAAATCTACCTGATGAATAACGAGCCATTAATAAGTTCCTCCTATTAAACCTACTCTTGGAACAAAATGAGAGCTTACATTTTCTCTATTTGTATCAGCCGCCCTTTGAAACTCTTCTTCATATACTTGTTTTAAAATTCCAATTCTATCAGGCGCGTATTTCATAGCTATGTAGTAAGCTAAACCTGCTGTTAAGCACGGTAAAAATGAAAAAGGTATTTCATTATTATTAGTGTAATCACCAGAATCTTTCATTCTAAGCACAGCATAATAAACGACTGTATAAGCTGCATCCGCTGCAGGATATAAAAATAATTTAGGATTAATTGTTTTTTCAAAATAATATTGAGTTGGTCTACCCCCAGAAGTTTTAACAGTATAGTTTAAATACGTTGACCTACTAATAGGAGAACAAGAATACTCATTATTGTTTGAATCACGAATAACAAGATCTGTTATTTCTACAATTTGAGAAGCATCACTTGCTGTTGCTCCGTATAAAGCTGTACCACTTAACTCAATAGTGTTAGCAGCAAGAGCCGCTGTTTGTTTTTGTATTGTCCAAAGATTAAGACCTCTATTAGACCATTCAGCTAAAATAAGATTTAAAGAACGACGAGCGGTTCTAAGTTGGTACCCAGTACGATCTTGTAAACCGCATCGTTCAAAAGCTTCTTCAACTATTTCATCAATAGAAAAATCAAAGTTTGCTGTGCTTGCATAAGTTGGCATTTAACTACTTAGCAATACCCATGCCGCGTTTAGCTATACCGCCACCACGTTTATTAATGACTCCTTTGCCAGTGCCTTTACCAAACTTACCATAAGATTCATTTGCACTATCACGTAATTGTTTTTTAGTTCTTTTCTTTTTAACTCTCATAGCGATAGATTCATCTTTTCTATCTTTATAGCCTTGTTGTTTTTTGCCAACTGGACCACCTTCTTTTAAACCCATTGCCATTTCTTTATGTTGATTAATAGCGCCGCCAGCTTTTTTCTTAACCATACTTCCGCCGCCTCGCTTCATAGCGACACCGCCTCTTTTCATTGCTGTTTTCTTTTTACCCATCATGATAGACCTCCATTGATCTTTTTATACTTATTAGCACGAGATACCACAACGTCTTGATAGTATTCGTCAGGCCACAACTTATAGTAACCTTGTTTGTGCAATTTATCAGAAGCTTGCTGCAATTGCGAGAACTTTTGTACCAGCATCATGGAATATTTATGCTCGGGATAAGACTCATGTATTTCTTTGTTTTCAGTGGGAGAAACAAGAAACTGTTGTTCAGATTCAGTAGCTGGATTAGATGGGTGAAAACTCATAAAATAGATGTCTTTTCTATTATACCATTCATTGTAGTCTTCCGTGGCTAGATGCAGTTCATCAGGAGAATAGCTGTAATAAGGATCACAAAATATCAATATTTCCTTTTTTGTAAAATCTAAATTTTTAAGACAATCGTTTAATTCTTTCTTGTAAGTGCTGTGTTTGGTTTTTACAGCAATCCATACCTTATCATCTGCCCATGCTTTTTTAGCAAAAGGACATGCAGGCACACCTCCTAAATGTACATTGGATACTTCTAAAAAGTTCTTAGACCAAAGTCTAACGTCTTCTATTATATCTTGCCTTGACGGTTGTATTTTTTCCATGAAAGTCTCTTTCTTTTATTCTTAGGTCTTGATTTACTTGAATGACCAATACTTGTTCTTTTTTTAATTGGTGTAAAATATTCGTTGTTAGGAAGTTTTGCAGGCATTATTTCATTTGAGACAAAGGATTAGCAAGAGTAAGTTTAATTTGCTTATCAATACTTTCTTGTAACTCTTTCATCTTTTCTTCTAAGTCAGATTGTAATTTTGACATATCTTCTTCAATTGTATCTACGGTAATTTTTAAATCTTTAGAGTTATCTCTAGAATCTTCTTTAACTTGTTGTTCTACATCATTAACAATTTTCTCTACTCTTCTTACATCTTGCCGAAGGTCGTTTTTAAGTTCGTTTGCCACATCAGACACCAAGCGGATTTCCGACATCATCATTTCCATTTCACCCATAAGCATTTCTATTTCTGTTTGTAGCAACTCTGTTTTACTAGACATTTCTTCTTTTGTAAGAGCAATGTTTTTATCAAACTCTGAAAGGTCAGGGCTGACATATTGAGATATGGTATCTTTCATCGTTAGATAATCCTTATAAAATTCAAACGCGCCCCACGCGCCACCCATTAATGTACCAAGCGCTGTAAGAATGACGAATATTTTTCCGCCTTTGAATTTAACCCCCGCAAATTCGAGTTCAGCCATAACTATTCCGAACCCATCTGCCATTGTTGCATTATCATTTCATCCATTAATGCGTCGCTTCCTGCAAATAAAAAATATTGAGCTATATTATTGGTAGTTAATTCAGCGTCAGGTATTACATTATCTGTAAAAAATCCTTGTATATCATTAAGACTTTGTTGATTGTCAAAAAAAGACTTAGAGTTTCCTAATACTTGCATCACAATTAACGTTTTTAACTGATTTGCTGAATCATATCTACCCTTATCACCCATCTTCTTTAATATTTTTTTAGCAGCAACTTCTTTTTTACTTTCCTGCTTTTTAGGTTCTTCTTTAGGCTGTTCTTTTTCCTCTACTTCTTCCTCTTGAGGTTCTTCCACTGTTTCTTCAACTTCATCTTGAGAAGTCTCTGGTGTGCTTTCTTCAGCCTTTGGCTCTTCTGCCACCTCTTCTTGAGGTTCTTCCACATCTTCACTAACAGGTTCATTTTGTACCTCCTCTGGTTGTGGTTCTGGCTCGTTAACTTCTGGCTCTGGCATTTCCATTTCCATCTCTGCTTCGATTTCTGTCTCAACATTTGCTACTTCCATTTCTGGCATTTCCATTTCCATCTCTGGTATTTCTACCTCCATGACAGGCATTTCTATTTCCATTTCCATTTCAACCATTTCGTAAGAAACTTCTGTATCTGGTTCTTCAATTGGTTGTATATCTATTTCACCACCTGGTTGTTCCGTTACAATATTATTATCAAATACTGTCTCAACGATATCTATTACTTCTGTTTCTGTACTACCTCCATAAGCAACCCACATTTCTACAGAGGTTATGGATTGTGTCACAATTGTGGAAATAGTATTATATAATACGTTTACAGTTATATCATCAAAAACTGGGCCGATTGCCATATTGATATCGCGCCCTCCAATTTCTATAACTAGCGTTGTTATTGTTCCTGCAAAATCAAACCCACTTTCATATGTTTGATAACCAGTATTTACACCAGATTCTGATAATATGTCTGTGCCACTGAAAACAGATGTATTGCCATTTCTACCTGTAATGTGCATATAAATACGATCTTGTGAATCTTGTTTATCTACTTTGATAGAGTAGTTAGTGCGACCACCATATTTTATATCTA